TGGCAGAGATTTATATTGATGAGGCAGCAAGGAGAACTCCTAAAAAGGATAGAGGTTCAAAGAACACAAAATCATATCAGGATGGTAGATCGCAAGGGGGTATGATGTCCTCTGGAGATTCTCAAGTAAGTGGTGCTGGATATATGCGTCGTGGAGGTGGGATACAAACTCAAACAGATCCTAATGAGCGTCAACCACAGCAAGGTAGAATGGATCGCTATACCCGTGATGAGATGGAGTATCGTAAGACAAATTTAAGAGCAGGAAAAGTTCATAAAGTTGGTGGTCCTAAGGGTCTTCCAGAAGAAGTAGATACATTTGATGCAATCCTTGAGCACCTAGTTGCCGAAGGATATGCCGATACAAATGAGAGTGCTATTGCGATTATGACAAATATGAGTGAAGAGTGGAGAGAAGAGATTCTTGATGAGGCAAGACATGTAGACGATGGAAAAAGTAAAGAGGATAAGCGGAAAATAAGAACTGCAAGAGCAGGTCGTGCAGGAGTAAATCTTCCAAATTCATCTCTTCATACTGGGGACATTGATAGAAGACACGCTCATAGAACTACAGACGATTTGAATAAAGATGCAAGAGATATTCGCAGAGGAAAATTAAATTTACCTCAATTTCAAGGAACTACTGGAAGAGAACGTGTTGCTCAAGTTAAAAAGGAAAAAGGGATACGGTAATTCCACTTTTCAAACTGTCCATCAGAGGGTCCTCAAGACCCTCTTTTTTTGTATAATAAATAGTTGAACCTGTTGAGAGTGCAATTTCACGGGTAAGATTGGGTGCTTTCGAGCACCTTTTCTATTATAAATAGTTACGCACTCTCAATAGAATAGAAATGAATTATCTAAAGGTTTATTGTAATCTTATCAGGAAAGCAGAGAATAGAACTCCACCTGAAGGATATACAGAAAAACATCATACGTTTCCTAAAAGTATTTTTGGAAATAATAATACAATTGCGATATTAACTGGAAGGGAGCATTATATCGCTCACGCATTATTGGAAAAAATTTATATTAAAAGATATGGATTAAAAGATAGAAAGACCATAAAAATGATTACAGCATTCTGGTGTATGAATAATCAAAACACCAAGAATGAATATTTTAATTCTTATCTTTATGAGTCTTCTAAAATCCGGTTTATTGATTCTATGAGTGAAACTAATAGTGGTAGAATCTGGTGGAATGATGGAGTTAAAACAAAACACTCTAAAGAATGTCCCGGAGAGGGATGGTATAGAGGAAGACCTAATATTAATTTGGGTAGAATTATGAGTGAGGAAACGCGACAAAAAATTGGAGAAAAAAATAGTGGGAAAAAAAGAACAGAAGAACATAAAGAATTAATTTCTAAACAAGTATCGCAAAGAAGGTGGTGGAATAATGGTGTTGAAGATAAGCATACTGCTGAGTGTCCTGAAGATGGTTGGGTATTGGGAAGATTATTTACTCAAAAGTGCGAAAAGTATAAAACAAAAGAGTTTGCTGAAAAGTCAAGAAAAAATAACTTGGGTAAAGTTGTTAGTGATGAAACCAAGAAGAAACAAAGTGAAGCAAGAAATGGTAGAAAATGGTGGCATAATGATATTAAAACAAAACTATGTTATGGATGTCCTGGTGACGGATGGGTTCTGGGCAGGGTCCAGTTGTAAAAGTGTCCTAGTGGTGGTCTTAATGGTCGTCTTGGGCACTATAGTAATCATATATCGCACAAAACCAAATGTCCGTTAATTTTGAAGTCAAAGGAATGCTCGCCAAACTTCTGGCGACAGAGGATATTATTATCGAAAATAAGAAAGTAGAGACTGCTTGCTTTAATGTTCATACTCGGGTACTAACTTTACCTATATGGGAACGTGCATCTAATGTTGTGTATGACCTTTTGTGTGCGCATGAAGTTGGACATTCCAGAGTAACTCCCGACATTGATTGGACACAAGAATATAAGATTCCGGGGCAATTTGTGAATGTCTGTGAGGATGCTCGTGTAGAGAAACTCATCAAACGCCGTTATGCCGGTTTGGCAAAGACCTTTTATGCTGGTTATAAGGAACTTTTTGAGCAAGATTTCTTTCAGATTAGTGATAAAGATCTTTCAATTCTAAATCTTGCCGACCGTGTAAATCTACACTTCAAGATTGGTAATTTACTGAGTCTCGAATTTACCGAAAAGGAACAAGAAATTGTTGATATGATTGGTAATGCAGAAACCTTTGATGAAACTTTGAATGCTTCCAAGGTTCTTTATGAATATTGTAAGAAGAATTCTAAATCTAAGAGTAATTCTAAACGAAAAAAGAATTCTGATTCTGATGAAGTGCCATCTTCAGAATATTTTTACGATGAGGAGGAATCTTCTTCTGAGAGTAGTGGTGATGAGGGGGATGATGGGGAGGAATCTTCTTCTGAAGATGAGGAGGAATCTTCTTCTGAGGGTGGTGATGATGCTGACGAATCTTCTTCTGAAGATGAGGAGGAACAACCCGAACCTGATGTGGAAACTATGAATTCTCTTGAGGAAAACCTCAAAGGACTCGTGAATAATAATTCTCAGGAAACTACCTATATTGAAGTACCCAAATTAAATTTAGATTCGGTAATTGCTTCCAATCAAATCATTCATGATATTTGCGATAAAACTTGGAGTGAACAAGTATATATTCTGGGGAATAGTAAGATCTTTACCACAGTAGATGCCGAGTATCTAGATTTTAAGCGTTCGGCACAAAAGGAAGTTAATTATTTGGTGAAAGAGTTTGAGTGTCGTAAGGCTGCAGATTCATATGCCCGAGAAACCATTTCCACCACTGGAGTTCTGGACTGCACAAAACTTCATGCATATAAGTATCGAGAGGATTTGTTTAAGAAAGTAACCACACTTGCCACTGGTAAAAATCACGGTCTGGTTTTTATTCTTGATTGGTCGGGATCTATGAATAATGTTCTTATGGATACTGTGAAGCAACTTTATAATCTTATTTGGTTCTGTAATAAGGTCAATATTCCATTTGAGGTTTATGCATTTACGAAAGATTGGAACAGTGGAGTTACATATGATGTAGATGGTAAAGCGACTCTCACTTCTCGTGAACATACTGTTCATAAAGAGAATGAACTAGTGGTCGATTATACCTTTAGTCTTATGAATCTCTTTACTAGCAAGGTAAAGAGTTCGGTTCTCGATACTCAACTCAAGAATATCTATCGAGTCGCCAAACAAATTAGTTGTGGTAATTTGGAATACCGATATCCCGGTAAACTAGGTCTTTCTGGAACTCCTTTGAATGAGTCTCTTGTCGCCTTACATCAAATTCTTCCACACTTTCAGAGGGAACATAAACTTCAGAAAGTTCAGTGTGTAATTCTGACTGATGGTGAGGCATCCCCTATGAAGTATTATCGGGAAATACAACGACATGGTGATGTAAAAAGTTTTATAGGAACTAATTACATTCCAAATAATTCCTATCTTCGTGATCGTAAGACTGGAAATGTCTATAAGTTTTGTGACTATAATTGCACTGCATTTACTGACCTTCTTCTCAAAAATCTTCGTGATAAGTTTCCCAGCGTGAATTTTATTGGAATGCGTATTCTGAATAGTCGTGATGCTGGGAATTTTATTCGTAGTTATACCGGATATATTGGAGATGAATATCACAAGGTGATGTCACGTTGGAAGAAAGAACATAGTTTTTCCATTACTACTTCGGGTTATCATACTTACTTCGGCATTTCTTCATCAACTCTCAATAGTGATAGTGAGTTTAAGGTTTCCGAAGACGCCTCAAAGTCTCAAATTAAATCTGCTTTTGTCAAGTCTCTGAGTTCTAAAAAAATGAACAAAAAAATCTTGGGGGAGTTTATTCAATTGGTTGCCTGACCACTTTTCAAACTGTCCAAAGGGAGTCCCACGATTCCCTTTTCTATTCTATAATAACTTCAGTTAAACAAAACGATCTAACCACATTATGCCCCGTAAAAATTCCGTGACAATCGACTATATTACAACTTCACTCAAAGCACTCTTTGGTACTGAATTTACTTCTGCGGACATTCGTGGATGGTGTGCCTCTAACGGAGAAAACTATCAAACCGTGTGCTCTAAACTTGAGTGTTATAAAGTTTCTCGTGGTCGTTGGAACCTGGAAGTAACTCATGAGAAATTGGAAGAAATTGAGCGTTCTTATGTTGCACCCTCAGTTTCTGGTGTTGGTATTATTGAATCTACAAAACAAAATCTTATTCCTAATAAAGATGATACTTTCGTCAAGTTTGGTAACTTTAGTGACATTAAACGCATTATTCAGTCCCGTCTCTTTTACCCTGCATTTATTACGGGTCTTTCGGGTAATGGTAAAACGTTTAGTGTGGAGCAAGCGTGTGCCCATCTTGACCGAGAATTTATTCGTGTCAACATTACTATTGAGACTGATGAATCGGATCTAATTGGTAGTTTCCTTCTCATAAATGGAGAAACGGTGTGGCATAATGGTCCCGTAATTGAAGCACTTGAGCGTGGTGCCATATTGCTTCTGGATGAGATTGATCTTGCATCCAATAAAATCTTGTGTCTTCAGTCTATTCTGGAAGGTAAAGGTGTTTTTCTGAAAAAAATCGGACGCTTCGTCAATCCCACTCCAGGATTCAATGTGATTGCCACCGCAAACACCAAGGGAAAGGGTTCTGAGGACGGTAGGTTCATTGGCACCAATGTTCTCAGCGAGGCCTTCTTGGAGAGGTTCCCAGTGACCTTTGAGCAGTCTTATCCTTCCCCGGCAATCGAGCAGAAGATCCTGGAGGGAGTTTCTCTGGACCTTGGTATAGAGGATCGTGATTTTTGCAAAAAATTGTGCGATTGGGGCGATGTGATTAGAAAGACATTTTATGAGGGTGCAATTGACGAAGTTATTAGTACTCGTCGTTTAGTGCATATTATCCGTGCCTACAGCATCTTTAAGGATAAGGCAAAGGCAATTCTGGTATGTATTAATCGTTTTGATGCTGAAACCAAACAGGCATTTCTTGAACTATATGATAAAGTAGATGCTGACTTCGTAATGCCTACTGAAGTATCAAATGAAGTTCTTCCAGATCTTGACGAACCCATTCCTTTCTGATATAATTGGGGAAGGTTAATTATGACTTATCCCCTTTATGATTGGATCTGAAGACGAACAAAATCTCATGAATAGATTTAACATCACCATGAATGATGATGCTAATATGTTTAATGCTACAAAAACTCCCGTTACTATGATTAATGATACAAATGCGAACGGTTTCTGGAAATATAATGAAGACAAAATCCTGAAACAACTTGAAGAGTATATTTCGGGTACTTATAGTCAACACTATGTCGATAGGACTGGTTGTGGAACTGAACAAACACTTGATAAAATCAAGCACAACCGCCGTGAAGGTTTTTGTGCTGGTAACATAACCAAGTATACTGATAGATATGATACAAAAGGAACGCCTCGTGCCGACTTGTTTAAGGTTCTACACTATACAATCCTTTTGATTAATCATCTCAATCTTGTTGAAAACAAATAAAACTGAAAAAATACAAAATGAAACTTTCTGACAATACCCTGACTCTTCTCAAGAATTTTGCTGGCATTAATCAGTCTATTCTTGTTAAACAGGGTAATAAACTTCGTACAATTTCCATTGCCAAGAATATTCTTGCAGAAGCAGAAATTGCCGAAGATTTCCCTCGTGAATTTGCAATTTATGACCTAAATCAGTTTCTGAATGGGTTGAGTCTTCATCAGGATCCTGACCTGGATTTTACCGAGAATTCCTATATTACTATTCGTGAAGGAAAGCGTAGGGTTAAGTATTTCTATGCTGATCCGAATGTGATTATTTCACCACCAGAAAAGGAGATTAAACTTCCTTCTCAGGATGTATGTTTTCAGTTGGAAACTGGTGCTCTGGAGAAACTGGTGAAAGCGGCCTCAGTTTATCAATTGCCTGATATTTCAGCAATCGGTGATGCTGGTGTGATTCGTCTGGTGGTTCGTGATAAGAAGAATGATACTTCTAACGAATACTCCATCGTTGTGGGTGAAACTGACGAACAATTTACTTTTAATTTCAAGGTTGAGAACATCAGCAAGATTGTTTCTGGTGCTTATAATGTGATTGTATCTCGTAAACTTCTATCACAATTTACTAATACAAAGCACAATCTCTCTTACTGGATCGCACTAGAACCTGATTCTACATTTGAATAATGGAATTTTTACTTTATCTTTCCACACAAGGACTCGATATTTACAATATGATATCTAAGAAAGTTCTAGTGGTTGAAAATGCTCCTATTTGTAGGAAACATGATATTTATGGTTGGTATCAATCAAATACCAAAACTATGACACTTTGTACTGATCGAATTAAGTCTGGACCTGATCCTACACATTATATAAATGAAACACTTTATCATGAATCTGTTCATATTGCACAAGCATGTAAAAATGGTAATGGGTATTTGAAATCATTTGGAATTTCTTTATCACATATGCCAATCTCAGAAAATAGGAAAAATGATATCAAAAGTGCCGTTTCTATCGCAGGAGAAAGTGTTCGGCACCTAGAACATGAAGCATTTTGGATGGAGGATAAACCGGATAAGGTGAAATATGTAGTTCAGAAATATTGCTTCTGATGAATATATTCGCAACATCGCCGTGGCCTGCAGAGTCCGCAATCGTACTTCCTGACCGTCATGTGAATAAAATGCCTGTTGAATGTTGCCAACTATTATCGTTAGTTGCATCCAAGTGGTATCACGGTTACGGTACTCTTCCAAAGAAAGATGGAACTCCATATGCAACTGAGAAAGGTGCTTTCCGCAATCACCCATGCACTAGATGGGCTAGTGAATCTATAGACAATGCATATTGGTTAATTAAACATGGCATGAATCTCTGTGATGAGTTTCAGTTGCGTTACGGTAAACCACATTCGTGCTACAATACTCTTGTAACTGCATATTATCTTTTTCCTAAAGGTAAATTGGATAATGTAACTCCATTTGTTCGTGCCATGCCCGATGAATGGAAGTGTGATGATAGTATTGACACCTTCACTGCTTATAAGAGGTATATTGCCTCTAAACCCTGGGTTGCGGAGAACTATCTCCGTATGCCCCAAAGACGACCTTCGTGGATTTGATTTATTATGAGTGATTTCTTGTGGTGCGAACGACATCGCCCAAAAACAATTGAGGATTGTATTCTTCCTGAGCAAATTAAAAAGACCTTTCAGGATTTTCTAAATAGTGGAGAACTACCCAACTTACTTCTGTGTGGTCCTGCTGGTGTAGGAAAAACCACAGTGGCAAAGGCATTGTGTAATGAACTGGGAGTAGATTTTTATTTTATTAATGGATCTGACGAAGGTAGATTTCTAGATACTGTTCGAAACAATGCGAAAAACTTTGCTTCGACCGTATCACTTTCGTCAGATGCTAAACATAAAGTCATTATTGTGGATGAGAGTGACAACACCACCACAGATGTTCAACTTCTATTAAGAGCGTTTATTGAGGAATTTGCTGGTAATTGTAGATTCATCTTCACTTGCAACTACAAAAATAAAATCATTGAACCTCTACATTCCAGATGTGCCGTCATTGACTTTACAATCAAAGGAAAAGAAAAGTCCAAGTTGGCAGGATCCTTCTTCAAGCGTCTACAGAAAATCCTGGATATTGAGGGAGTTAGATATGACCCGAAGGTAATTGCAGAACTGATAAACAAACACTTCCCAGATTTCAGAAGGGTCACCAATGAATGTCAAAGATATTCTGTTAGTGGTGAAATTGATTCTGGTATTTTGGCATCCTTCTCTGACATCTCAGTAAATGAATTGAACAAATACCTGAAAGAAAAGAACTTTGCCGAAGTTCGTAAGTGGGTTGTTTCCAATTTGGATAATGACATCAACATCATTTTGCGTCGTATCTATGACTCCTTGTATGATGTTCTTGATGGTCCTTCTATTGCTTCTGCTGTTTTGATTATGGCAAAGTATCAATATCAATCAGCATTTGTTTGTGACCAAGAGATTAATCTTCTTGCCTGTTTGACTGAAATAATGGTGGAGTGCAATTTCAGGTGAACTCATACAAAATCTCATATAAAGACTTGAAAGATCCGTCAGTCAAAACAACTCCAGAGAATGTAAAAGAATCAAATGAAGCACTTTTTCGTGCTAAAATGACTCTTCCTTCTGCCGCCAACCATTGTGGCATGACGCAGAAAGAAATGAAAATGACCTTTTTGGAATACTTGAAATATCACCAACCTGATTATGAATTCTAATTTTCAAAAATTACAATCCAAACAAAAGTACAGAATTGAAACCTACTGTAGAATTGCCTTTAATAATCTGAAGGCAAATGTACCTGAATGGTTTGCTCACAGAGGATGTAAAGATACTGTCCGAGCAGTTACACATTCATTTTATAATACGGTACATTCACTTTCAATTCCTTCGGGATTGATTAGTGTTGAAGCAGTTGAAAAAAAGAAACTTGAACCACAATGGGCTTTATGTAAAGATCACTGTTATTCTCCACAATTTATTGGAAGAATGATTATGGATAATTCGGATAAGTATTTGAATGACTATGATCTGTATAAAAAACTGTTCATTATGTCATGTACTACAATTATTATTACACCAGAACAAAATAGAAGTCTATCTTTTTTAACTTGTAATAGGAATAATGATTTTAAAATTTATGCACATACTAATGAGAAGTATCAACATTTAAACATACAATTGGTGAAGAAAATGGATGGTACTAGATGGTATGAAAAGAATGTACAACCCGTGAGCAATTATATTGAAACTCCAAAAGAACTTCTGGAGTATGAAACTCAATTTCTAGTCGTATGAGTTTATTATCCGAGAAAGATGCAATTTGGGCAGCGGACCAATTTATAGAATATTATTGTAAATTCAATCGTATTGATGATTATTTGAGATATGTAAAGAAGAGTAGAATTTCTAATTCTATTGGTAAATTATTTGGACCAGAGGAAGAAATGTTTTCGGATTTTTCAATTAATCCGAAAGATATGACATTTACAATTCATGAAGTTGATACGAGTTCTAAACCAAAAACCAAATATAATCAGGATCTTTATTCTGAAATTTTGAATATCACAGCATCTAATCCTATTGAGGAAGCAATTCCAGGAAGAACAATCAAGTGGATTGTAACTGAAGATACCACTAATAGTATCGTGGGTGTGATTAGATTTGGATCTCCCACAATCAATTCAAAACCAAGAAATGTTTATTTTGGTGAGGTTCTATCATTATCAAAAATTAATCATGAGTTTGTGATGGGATTCAATATTGTCCCTGTTCAACCATTCGGATATAATTATCTTGGTGGAAAACTTTTAGCACTTTTGGCATCTTCAAATTATCTTAAAAGACAATTTGATCAGAAGTATAATACTGATCTGAAATACTTTGAAACCACATCACTATACGGAACTACAAAGGGAGTTTCTATGTATGATGGACTAAAACCATATATTCGTCATATTGGAGATACTGAAAGTAATTTTTTACCATTATTTCATGATGATTACTTTAGGAAAATGTTCTGGTGGTTTAATGATAATGCAAATAATGGAGAAAGATTAATTTCTGCTGATAAGTCATCTAAAAAGTTAAAGATTCAAACTAAGATGATTTCTATTATTACAAAGTCTCTTCGTGATGATTCAAAGAAACGTGAATTTGAAGAATGTATAGGACAT